AATGCCAATTGAATTTTCCAGGCTCCAAAAGGGTCAGCGCCTCGCCGTGGAATTGGCCCTGCACGATTGATGGCACGACAAACAGCCCTCGCTTCGCCTTCCCTTTGGATTTCAGGTGGGTGAACGCCGCCAGGGAAATGCTGGTCTTGCCGGAGCCCACGCCCAGGCCGAGCATGGTGTGGCCGTTCGCCTCAATCAGCTTCACCGCGCGTTGCCGACCGACATAAGCACCCGACATATTGGGCGACCACAGCTTGACCGGCTGGCCGGGGCGGAAGTTTTGGCCAACGATGGGCATCATTCCAGCTATTTGACGCTCGGCAGCGTGCCCAATCGTGTAACGCTCCCCCAGGGCCGGGGCGTGATCGCTGGAGGATGACGCATCATTATCTGCGCCGCCTGGGAGTTCCTGCGCACCGAAGAGCCCCATCTGCGACTGCGCAGACGCCTCCTCAGCGGCGCGTGCCGCATCGAGCTTGTCAGACACTCTGCCAGACGAATATCGCCCCGCCGACCGGCTGCGGAGCCTGTCAACAAGGTCTCGGTGCTGCGATAGGCGCTGCTCGCGCGCGGCAGGGTCCAATGCATCCAGGTGGTTCAAGTCATTCTGAATGACCGTGCGCCCGATCTTCAGTTCCGAACCGGCGACGCCTCGGTTGTGGGCCTCGGCAAATTTGTGAAGCACCTTGCTCTTGATCACGTCCTGCATGGATGCGTAGGCGTTCGACGGAGAGCCCATCACCTCCAAATATTTCCCCCACGTCATTGAGCTGGCGTTGAGCTTTTCGGACAGATCATCGCGCTTTGAGCGCCAATCCGCATGCGCCGGGTTGGGGCCGGTGCCGAACATGTCGCCGACTTCCTTCTCCGGCTCGACCTTGCTGAGTTTTTCAAGTTCGGCGCGCATGCCCTCTGCAGCAGGATCGGCCCGGCCATACTCTGCCGCGAAGGTATCGCGGAGGGCGCGTTGGTCTTGCGGTGACAGCTCCCCGATTGGCTTGAACGCGGCCACGCCTTCGGGGAATTCAGACAGCGCCTCATGTAGCGATTCCACCGCGCGCTGATCGACCGCAAATTGCTGCTTGTGGATAGGCTGCAGCTTTTCGCCAAACTCGCGCTTCACGAATTCATCGGCCAGATTTTCAAATCGGTCCTGGTAGGCTTCAGCCCGGATCATCTTGCCGTCAGCATCATAGAGCGGGGCGATTTTCCCAAGGGCGTCCATGAACTGCGCGCGATCACCCGCCACGCGCAGGGTATCTTCATTCAACAGGCCGGACATTATTTCAGCCGGGGAGTCGCCATCAGCCATCCGCCCGCCGATGTAGGATGAAATCGCGGCATGCACGCCGGATGGAAAGAGGTGGAACGGCTTTGCAAGGCGTGCGGCGGTGCCCGGCTTTACATTCATGGAGCCCTCCGGACGCCGCGAGACGCCAGCAGGCAACCAATTATCCTCGTCCTGCCGCCCTTCGATGATGTCCATCGCATTCCGCGTCCTCAGAAGGTCTACTTTCGCGACGGGGCGGGCGAGCCTATCCATGCCACCAGAATTCACCGTCAGCATTGTGGAGGCCCCGATTTTCTCAATCTGGTAGTCGCCACGCTGCAGGCCGAGCGCCCGCACCCGCGTGATGGCGGCTTCAATCGTCGTGCGACCGAGGGACACCTGCACCTGGTCTTTTTTTCCCGCCTTGAGGGCGACCACCAAGGCGGCGTTGGCCTCCATCTCACCAAGGGCTGTCCCGAGAACCCGCTCGGCATTCTCTGTGAAGTCCCGACGCTTGGCGTTCAGTTCTTGCGCAACCGCGAAATCGGCTCCGCTATTGGCCTCGCCAATCTCAATCTCATGTGCCATCTCGTGCCAGTCACGGGCCTCGCGCAGGGCCTTGTCACTCGCCGCCATGTAGTGATCGACGTGGAAGCTCTGCATGGCACTCTGCAGGTTCTCGACCTCCGCTGGCAGCAGATCGCCCGTGAGCCGACGTGCCAGGATTTGTGATGCTCCGGCGATGCCAAGGACATCCACAACCGAGCGATCAATCAGGGAAGCCCCACCGGCAGCCAGTGCAACAGCGTTGATGCTATTGTATGCCCCCACCCCGACGTGGAGCCCGATGGACTCAGACTTCCCAGCCGTGCGGCCAACCTCATCAAGAAACGCGCGCGTTCGGACAGTCCGAAGGTCGTTTTCCATATCGCGAACGACACCCTCATCGACCGCCTTTCCAGCGACCTCAATAACATACGCAGTCGGCTCGACATCCTGTTTGGCCTCATTGATCGCTTTGTTTTGCTTGCTGGCCGCTGATCGCGCCGCCTTCATCAGCTTTTGAGCCGTGAGCATTTCAACGGCCTTTTTCGCGTCTACCAGCGCCGTCGGATCAACGGTCGGACCAGGATCGCGAATAGCCTGCAGTTCGGCGGCAATCGCCTTCCCCGCTGCCGCGCGTTGTTCCGCGCTCGACGCGACGCCGGGCGCAGGCGGCTTCATCGGGGCAGGCTTGGATGCCGCCGCTTCCAATTTCAGCTCACGCTCCGTGAGTCCCGCAGCCTCGGCCCGCTTTGGGTAATTCGCGCAGAATCCAAGCCCCTTGGTCGCACCGTCAACAGGTGACAGGTCTTGAACCGAAATCTGCTCTGGCTTCGCCGATATCATAGGGACTTCGCCGAGGCCCGCGTTTGCACGCATCTCGGCATCGTCAAGGAGCTTTCCGCGCTGGTGCTCAACTGCGTCATTCGCGGCCTTGAACAGTTTGCGCGAATGCTCTTGCGCCGCTTTTGCCACGGCGGCGGGCGATGCGTTGCGGAAATTCTCTTCAGGGAATCTGGTCTGTGCATCAGTCCACCCGAGAGCGTCAGATACAGTTTTGACGAACTTTTGCTCGTATTCCCTGACCTGATCCTTCACCGCCTGATGGGCCGCAACCTTGACTTTGTGCAGGCCGTCCTTCTTATCCCGCGCGATCTGGCGCTTCCGCTCCTCGCCGCGATCCTTTGAGCGTTTGGATAGGTCGGATTTGTAGTCAGCCTCAGACCTTACGCCCGTCAGGCGCAGGTGGTTCATGGAGCCGCCCGCCCCGCCGATCACCTTGGCCGAGCCGTCCGGTTGCTGCTTGATGAGGAGCGCGTGCCCCTCGGTGCCGGGGCCGTTCGGTCGAACCGTAATCCAGCGCTCCCCAGCACCAAGCGCCTTCATCAAATAGACACCAGACCCAGGGCCACCTTTGATCAACAGTTCTGTGATCACCGATGCGCTGACGCTACGGAGGAGAAGAAGCCTTGTCGGGTGGGTGCTCATACGCCCATTGTCGCGTCACGACAGAGGGACTGATGACATGCGCAAAACGCTGATACTCGCCGCAGTGATTGCCGCCACTGGCTGTGCTGCGCACGCTCAAAGCGTGCGTGTGTGCATGCCCATGGCACAAAGCGCCGAGGTGATAGCACGACGGATCAGCATGGGCCTCGATCCATCCGGGGGAATCCCCCAGATGGAGAAATTGGTGCACGACGGAATGGTGAAATACGAAGTGCTACTCGAATACAAGCAGATGATTCTTGACCTGAAATCACACCCAAACATCACGCCGGAGACGGCGTATCAGCTATCAATCGCCGCCTGCGGCTGGAAAGCTCTCTCGTCCTACTAGAGCCCGGCATCTTCATCGAACACCACAACCATCTCGCCGTTCGGGTCTTCAACCGCACCATCAGGGTGCGGGAAAACGGCGTTCTGGCCATACTCCTCAAGTGCCGCCGTTATCGTATCCTGCAGTGACATCTTCGGCACCAGGGAGGCTGTCATCTCGTCCTGATAGCCCCCCAGCATGTACAGGTTGTCCGTGGTGTAGCCGGATGCCTTGAGGAGGGCTTTGATCGGCCACCAGTAGATGCCGAACAGCTTGTAGCGCCGGGGTTCGAGCTGCAATTGCTGCACGATGTTGCGGAAGACGTCCTTCATATCGACCATTACGCAGCTTCCTTCATCGGTGCATCCGCAAGCAGCGCGGCCCGGTCTTTTGTTGGGCTGATTGCAGCGAGAAACTCCTTAACGCTCGACGCACTACCGTCCCAGCCCCGCTTGCCGTGACTATGGCCAGAATGGTCGAATATGGCCGTATGCAAGTCGGCATAGGCCGAGTCCGACGGCGCTGCAGCCACAACCAGCGGATCGTTCATCACGCCATCCGCGCGGGCACGGGCCGCAAGGGATTGGGCAACATCGGCAGGCCAGCGCGGACCACCACTCATCGAATACCCACCAGCATGAGAGAAATCGAGCGCAGCCGTCGCAGCCTTCACCGCATCACGGAAGGTTGGAGCCGAGGCGATTTGTTGGTGCACAGCCTGCCGCAAAGCGGCCTCAGCGGGCTTCACAGACTCCTCGCCGAACACATCCCGCATCACATGCTCCCAGGGGTTTTTGCCAGTGGTATCCGATCCGTATTCATGGCCCGGATACACCGGCTTTAGGCCAATCGCAGCGCCGGGACGGCCCTGCCTACCCACGCCAAACTGCATCTTCATCTGCCGAGCAAGACCGTCACGCACGTAACCCGCGATGGCCTTCTCTTTGTGATCCGGCAGAGGGAGGATCAGCGAGTGATCATGCAGCTTTCCACGCGCCTCATAGCCGCGAACTGCACTCACCTTGCCGTCGCCGTCGATCAAGCCGTAAGCGTGGCGGGTGCCGTCTTTGTAGTGGTCGATGGCGTGCTTAAGCGTCTTCTGAATGGCGTCGGCCTCGGCTGCAATCGTCTCAGGCGGTAGGTGGCGAATCTCCTCCAACCGCAGTGCTTCCCCGCTTTTCACCTTTTGGCTAACGGTATGCTCGCGCAACTTTCGGCTTGCCGTGGCCTCCTCATCCAATGCCTTGGACTCCTCCTCCGCCGAGAACTCGAACGGTGCGACGCCCTCTTTCATGCGGTCCAAGTCCATCGTGATCGGCTTCGATGTCAACGCTGTGCCGTAGAGGCGGGCCGTGACCGTCGCTGCTACAGGATCGACGTTCGTTACCACCCAGCGCGTCGGCTTGTCTGACCAATGGAAAGGACCATCAGAGCCCCCATCCAGCACGAAGCCCTTGTTCCGTATCCAGGCGTAGCCAGTCGTCGGCTCAATGACGGCATCATACGTCGATTTCAGCAGATCCTTGTGCTGGAATGCAGCGTTATTCCGCAGGGCGCGGGACGCCTTTTCAGACGCAATTTCCAGCCTGCGAGTTGAAGAATTCTCAATCCCCTGGCCCTTCATGCGCGTCATCGACGTGCGCATTTTCTGCAAACGCATGAACTCTGCGATAGCTGCCGTCTTGTCATCAGCCAATTTACGAGCCTTGGCCTCAGCGGTGTTTTTATTGTATTTCTCACGCTCCGCCGCAGGGTCGGCAGAGAGCATGATCAGCTCATCGATCCGAGAGAAAGCACCCTCTCGCGCAAGGTTTTCGACCCTATCGCCACCATTCCACAGCATGTCCTGCCAGTCTTTTTTCGCGGCAATCGTCTGATATCGGTAGCCGTCGAACGACCCCTTGGCGAGGTAGGTATGGATGCGCACGGCCTCATTGGTGTTGCCCTGACGCAGGCCGCGCCCGTCGCGCTGCTGCATGCTAGCGGGCTCCCACAGCAGGTCCAGGTGGTGAATGTCAGTGGTGCCCATTTGGAGGTTCACCCCCTCCCCCATGGTTGGCGTGTTGCCGATCACGAATCGAAACTTACCGGAATTGAACTTATCGCTTACAGACTGGCGCGCGGCTGAGCCTGGAGTTGCTTCACCGTTGATGATTCCAATTTGATTGCGCGGCACGCCAGCCGCCACAAAGGCCGCTGCGATTTTTTCGTGCATATCAACATGGTCACAGAAGATAACCTGACCACCATCAGCAGAACCCGCGACCGCCGTTTTAACCATCTCTTCAAGTTTCGGAGACCGCTCACCCGCGTATTTCGGGTTATAAAGCGACATGTCTACCGATACTTTACCCATTTGAGCCATTACAGAGAACACATGGCTATTTGCCGTATCGTCTTCCTTCTTTCCCTCAGCAAGCGATGTGCGAAGCTCATGATATACTTCATTTTGCGCAGGCGTCATATCAATGTAATGCGTCAGACGATCTGCAGACGGCATCACAAGACCCACATCTTCCGCAGTTGTCCGGTCGATATAGCGACGCATCACCTCGCGCAGCTCATCCATGTTTTTGAAGCCGGATGTCACCAGCTCATCCACAAGTTCGCCGTTCACGCCCAGGATCGTATCATGCGTGAACTCGCAGAAGCGATCCAAAAACTCCTCGCTATTCTTGATGCCCATACGCTCAAATGCATCGGGCGCAATGTGCGAGAGCATCGAATAGATTTCGAGCGGGCTGTTCTTCGTAGGAGTCGCGGTCAGCAAATAGACGCCCTTGTTTCCATTGGCCTCTCGCAGTGACCGGCTTTTAAAATACGTGTCTTGCGCGCAATTCGACAGGCCGGAGCCGCCTAAAAACTTTGGCTTCATGCCAAATCGGTTCTTTGCGGCATAGAGGTTTTTATAGGCCGTCGCCTCATCAATCAGTAGCATGTCAATGCCCAGATCATTGAAGTAAATCGTTCCCTCACGATTGGAAAAGTCGCGTTTCGCGGATTCCTGATCATGAGCCGTCCGCATCTTTTTTATAGCTTTTCCGCTCTTTTCGGCGATTTTATCACCGCGCTTGGTCCAAAACTCAGAATCGATATACCCCTCCTTGGTGACTGGATCGACATCGATAAAGTTCCATGCTGGCTGACTGATGAAAACGAAATCGTAGTCGTTTTGCTGCATCTCATGCAGCTTGCGCTGCCGGGTTGCTGCGTCATCTGATTTCGACGTGACGTTTCCGGCCTTGTCAGTCGAATAGGTCTCGCCGATCACCAATACCTTTGAGCCCGGAAACCAGAACTCCGCTGAATTGATCCAATTTGCGAGAACGGATTTGGGCACAACAAAGGTGGGCTTCTTGGCCTCGCCGGTTGCCTTGGCGAGCTTCGCCAGCATGAGGCCGCGCCCGGTCTTGCCGAGACCCACATCAGCCGCAATGATGCCTTTCCCTGCAGTAAGCGCCCAGCGGATGCCTGCATAATGGTAGCTGTTCACCTTCAATGCCGGGTTGAGGCCAGGAATCTCAATCGGCGCGTCGCTGTAGGCCGGGGCGCGGAATCCTCGGTGGGTCCGGTTGTATCTGTCTTCCACAGACTGGCGCACATCCGAGCCGCGCACCCAAACAGCGAACTCCTCATTCAATTTGGCGAGGTCTTCCCGGCTATCCTTCCTCACGCCTGTCCGGTTGAGGTATTTATCAATCAGCTTTCCATCACCCCAATTATCACCCGTGACGACGTAGACACCATCGTCATATTCGACATTAAATGGCGTGGGGCTCCATGACGCACCCGGATTGTCGGCTTTATACTGCGCGACTCTCGCCAATCCCCACGCGTTGATTACGTCAGTTGTAATGAACCCGCTGTTGATATTTATTTCGACATCTTCCAGGGACTTGGGTCCGATTGCCTCTTCCAAGATCGCGGCCTGAGCCTGCAGCTTCGCTTGATATTCAGGCGGAAGCTCTGGAAGCGAAGCGGCGATATTTGCCGCGTCGAACTTTTCCCACAGATCGCCGGAAACGTAAGTGTCGAGCGTAGACCATGTGACGCCATCACCATTCACGGCATATGCCGGAGAGGCGAATAGATGCTCAAGAACTGCCTCGCGATCCTGGCCGGTAGCGTCGGCAATCTGCTCGACCGTGAACCCGCTGCTGGCGAGGGATAGCTTCGTGGCGATGGTGTCGAAGTCCAGCAGGCCGACAGCCCTCGCCTCCCCCGTTACCAAATCGGAGTAGCTGCCGTCATCTCGAACAGCACCCAGCAGGCGGGCTGCGCGGCGGTGCGCTGCATTGACGTTTTCAGCGTGAGTCTCATCCGAAACGCCGCCGATGTTCGGCAGGGATGGAGCATTGAGCCATTGGCGGAAGTGCTTATTCCGGGCCGGGGCACCGTGCGCGCGGACAAAATCATCCAACGCTTCAATGAGGTTGGTGCGGGCGAATGTCGGGTCTTTGACGCGGCCCGCAACGAGATCGTCAATCAGGTCAGCAACCGCGCGTGCGTCGGTGACGGCAGGATGCTCTGCCGTAGCGGCTTTGTGCCAGCGCGGCGGCTCACCCTGAAGGACATAGGCAATGCCATCGATCACGCGAACGTCGCCCAGCTTGTCTTCCTGGTAGGGGGATTTCAAGGCGGCGCTGATGGCGCGCTGCTGTGCAGCTTCGTCATCGCCCAGCGCGGCCAAGATCGTGGGTACATCCGGGCTCACGATAGGCTGAGCAATCGGGGCCTCGGCGATAGCCGCAGGGACGCCCACCATACTTCCAGAAACGGTGATGTCGTCACCCATGCCAGCCTTTGCGCGCCAGCCCGGCTCCAATGTGCCAAACACATTAGACGCGCCGCGCCCGCCCGTGACGTAGCCGCCGCCGACCATCTCGCCATCCCAGATGCCCAACTTTTCCAGCGTCGCCCGGTCAACCGTTGACAGCGCCCCGGCGACATCTTGCGGTCGCTTACGGAACAGCACGATGTCGGATGTGACTCCGGTGTGGGATGCCTCGAAGGCCGTATTCGGCAATCGATACGCGCCGAGGAATTCCCCCTTGCGCAACGCCCGCTCACGGAACGCTCGCCCGCTCGATGAATCCATGATGCCCGTTGGCACGATCAGCGCCACAAGGCCGCCATCGACGGTCTTGTCCAAGGCGGTATCAACGAAATACTGCTCCGCCTTCGACAGGTCGCGCTTGTCGTCGCGGATCATCTCACCGCGCAGGCCGAACGGAACATTTCCGATAACGGCGGCGAACTTCCTGCCGTCCTGCGTCGCGAACCGCTCCAGGCTCGCATTGCGCACCTCGTGCCCGGCAGGCGTGTGGAGGATGCTGGCAATACGGGCGGAAATCGGCTCCAATTCAACGGCTGTCACGCGGGCGTTCGATGGCGCGGTGTGCAAGAAGACACCAGCCCCGCTTGACGGCTCCAACACGTCACCACCAACAAACCCGGCCCGACCGATAAGGGTCCACATAGCCGACGCAACGGCAGGGTCAGTGTAGAATTCGTTGAGCGAGTCGCCGCAGCCGCCATTGCCGGAATACTGCGCGAGGACAGCCTTGTCCGCATGCGTCATCTCCGCATCGGTCTTGCCCGCCAGGATGGCCACAGCCTCCGCATTCAGCGCGCGGCGTTCCTCTTTGCTGATACCGGCAGGCACCCCCCAGGCAATTTGGGGCTCGGCTGCCACGGGTGCCGGGGCGGGTGGCACTTTGCTACTGCCATCGACGTAGGCCTGACCCACGGGGCTGAGCGAAAGATCAGGCACGCCCAGCGTGGCGAGGACGGCAGCGCCATCGACGCCGCGCGTGCTGGCCATACGGATGAAATTGGCAATGTAGCGGTTGGCATCGGCGATCTTCGCCGCGAACTCCTTCATCGTCTCAGATTCATAGCGGCCCTGCCCGCCGCGTGCCTTATCCGACGCAATCCCAAGATCGAGGCATTTGCGCGCCTCTTTCAGCACTGAGACATAGCTCTGCAGCTTCATCATCACAGCCTTTGGCGGCACCTTACCTTCCTGCACATGAGACGGGTCCGCAGCCGCATTCACTGCAGCCTTCACCGGATTTGGATTCTTGACATCTGGCGCTTCACGATCCCGCATGAACCAACCGTCAACGCCCTTTGGCTTGAACGCGTAGGCATCCAGCGCCTTGGCTTGGTCCTCGGTGAGGTCGGGACGGAGAACGCCGGTCAGGCGCTTGCCCTTGGTGGTCGTGTAGGTGAACCGCTTGTATTCTGGTGCGGGGGCAATTACCTCCTCTGGAGCTGGAGCTGGAGCTGGAGCCAGGGCCGGGGCGGGAGCGGGAGCGTGTGCTGAGGCGTGATGGAATGAGAGTAGGTCGCTGTCGGCGTGCTCGACGTGGTGCGCGAACAGATCGACAGGAGGCGCTGCAGCGCGCTTGCGCCGGATCGCCGTCGTCGGCGCGACATAGGTTCCGTCCTTCGTCGTGTAGCCAGCCACACGGACCGGCATGTCGAACAGGTTCCCGAGCGCGCCGCCTGGGATGATCGCCTTATAGAAGAACAGCATGTGGCCACAGCTCCGGTTGCAAACCGGAGAATGGCGTCACGACAGATCAAATATTTTCAGCGCACCCGATCAATGAATGAGGATATCTCCGCCGACCGCCTCTCGGCCAACGCAAGCACCTCTCCCCTGATGGAGTCGGGCGGAATGCTGTAACCAGACCCCCATCGTTGAACTGTTCGATGGCTCACGCATAAAGCACGGGCCATCTCGTATTCCCATGACAATCCATAAAGGAGAATTCCGACTTCGCGTAAAAGTTCTGATGTCTCAATCATTTGGCAGCACCGACCATGCCACGCAACGCTCCAGGTCTCCAAGTTCAACAATAAGTCCTGGATTCCGGCTTAATGCCCCAAGCCCATCGGGGAGAAGGCCGACTGCCAACCAAGGGAGCGCGGGTCGAACCGGCATTTTAGAAGGCCGTGGGAACGTCTCTGCCTCTTTCCACATAATATCCGCAGCGTATTGCGTAGTGGCGATCCAGCACCGCGCAACTTCATTCCCACGGCTTGATAAATCGAATGAATACCCGCCGTCAGGTGCATCCCGACGAAATACCGCCCATCCTGTATTCCACAGCGCGCCCGATCCATCGGAAATTGCAGATCGAATCATCGCGATGACGTTTGGCTCAACCTCAGTTCGAGGACTTTTCCGAACGTGCCCCGTAGCAATGGTGAGGTGATTTAAGTGGTTCATGCTTCGCCCAACTGTGATGCTGCCTGCCTCAGACGCTCTGCCAGTTCGTGGGCCAGCGGGCCAGATAGGCGGTGTGCTACCGTGCTCGGGAGGTTGTTCGCCGACCAGTCGTCACCATCGCCGCCGTTGCCACGCAGACGCCATAGCGATCCATCGTTGGCGTGCACCCACTTTGTGCCGCCGCCGTATGCTGCGACACGCTTCCCAGATTCATAAACCGTTTCACCGACCGGGAACGCTCCAGATTTCTCCGGCATTTCCGCCACGCCAGAAAACTCTTGGTCTACTCCCACGATAGCCGAACGCGCTTGGCGTTTTGCATCAGCGGCGGCGAGAGCAATCTCTTGAGCCTCCTCATACGCCCGGACCTCATCATTCGTTGGATCGCGGAGGTAGGCATAGCAGGCCGATTCGCCCTCGTGGCCCAAAAACTTACTACCGTAGACGCTTGGCATGTCCTCATTGATATAAAATGTCTTTCCCAGACTTTCGATAATTTGGATGCGTCCATGCGCCATGATCGACTGCCCGATACGGGGATATTCGGACATCAAAACTGGCGTCCGCCTCGCCGCAACTGCAACCCGATGAGCATCTGCTTCCATGCGCTCTTTTGCGACCGACGCCGCCCGATCCGCCGCCTCCGCCGCTAAAATCGGTTCCATTTTTGCGAGGGCAAGGCGGAGCATCGGGCGATCCAATTGCGCAACGGACCAAACCTTCCTATCCGCCTCCCACCGCGCTCCGTGGACTTGCTTTATGATGCCAACAAGGCGCTGATCGTATGGAAACGAAACGAACAATCTATCGCCCTGCGGGGAGACTCCGATATGAGGAGTTGCGAGCGGGCCGGTCGCGGCATCGATATCAGCAGCGTCGCGTTTTAATTTAAGCGTCGAGGCCCGTAATGCATCGTCATCCGCCTGCAGTTTTTGGACCGTATCTCCCTGAGACGCGGCCCACTCCGTCAGGCGCTTCTGCGCGGTCTTGCCTTTGAGATACCACTTCTTTGAATCTGCAAAATAGCCAATCGCAGGAAACGCTGCTTTCAACGCCGCCTCCAGCTCGCCATTGGCGGGGATTTTGGCATACGCTCCAGTTTTCGCGATATTTGATGTGATGACGATCATTTGTGGCCTCGCGCCAATACTGGCGGCCTGATGCCGTCCAGTATCAACAGCCTGCTCCACCACGGGCGGAGCTGCAAGTGGCTTTTCTGCCGCTGGCAGCAAAACAAGAATCGGTGCGGAAATCGGGGCTATGTGCTTTTTCCGCTCCCCTTGGTGGGGGGACACGTAAGTTCCGTCCTTCGTAGTGTATCCGTGGATAGGCACCACCACAGAAAACAAGTCGCTGTGAGCGCCGCCTGGAATAATCGCCTTGAGAAAAAACAGCATGCGACCACAGCTCCGGTTGCAAATAGGAGAAATAGCCTCATCCTAAGAGAAGTAAATTCCGATTATGGAGATACCTGCGTCAGATCGAGGACTCGGGCCTGCCGAGCAATGGTGAGTGCCCCTGCTGTGACTGCTTCCTGGAGATATATGACCAGCACGGGGTCTGTCACATCGATTGTCCCGGCTGCGGCCACCATATATCCCCAGAGGGGGTTCGCCGCGATAAGTGCAGCCAGCTCGGCCGTGGTAAAACGGCGGATGAATTCCAGTGCCGAGATGGTGGTGACGACAGGGATGACAGGCGCGGGTGCGGTGTCACCATCCAGCGTATGGGCAGAGAAATACCCCGCCGCCACCGCCTCGGTGCAGGGGCCGACCGTCAAGCCACCCCCTGTCCAAGTGTCGTCCGATGCCTGCGTGATGGTCACTGCCCGGCCAGTGGCGGAGTTGGTTGTGAAAGTCGCCGTGATCGTGTCGGACATGTTTATGCACCTACCTGTCTGGTGACGCCGAATGTCCCGGCGCTACCTGCGGTGGTAGACGGGACAGATGCCGCCGCCGCTGATGTTATTGAGCCGAACGCAGTGGCGTTAAACCCGTAGACCGTGGCGCTCGTCCCAGCGGATACTGATGTCGAAGCCCCAGACTGTGACAGGACCAGCACTTCAACGTGTCCTCCCTGACCCCCCTCGCCCCCTTGGCCGCCTTTTCCAGTGCCCGTGCCTGCTCCGCCCGCACCGCCCGCGCCACCCGAGACATCGATAGCATTTGCAATCGGGGAACCAGCAACGCTCTCGAAGACAAAGTAGGCGTCAGTTCCTCCACCACCCGCGCCGCCCGCGCCCCCCGCCGAGTTACCCGTGGCGGACGCATTGCCGCCCGCGCCGCCCGCGCCACCTTTGCCTTGGATGATCGCGGCGTTGGTATTGGTCCCACGGATGAGAACACGCGCATGGATTTGGATGCCCGGAGCGCCGCCCCCACCGCCACCACCCGCGCCGGATAGGTTCGTTCCGTCGCCGCCACCCGCGCCACCACCTGACCCCGCATTGGAGGAAAAGGAATTCCCGCCGTTGGCGTCGTTATTCCCGCCGACCTGTAGGTTGACCTGGGGCGTATTTCGGAAACAAGTCGCATTGTTGTTGGTGACAACACCGCCCGCGCCGCCCGCGTTCGTGCTGGCACCACCCGTCCCACCAGTCCCGCCCCATCCGCCATTCGCCTGCCCGAGAGAAGGGACTGTGGAAGCGCCGCCAACACCCGTGGTTCCAGATGCGCCGTTTGTCCCCGCACCGTAACTGCGCAGACAGGTCGAATTGTAGTTCGCGATAGCCCCACCCACGCCGGGTGTTGCCCCAACAGCAGCAGTCCCTGCATAGGCCAGGACATAGAGCGCCCCCACCTGCGCGGCAGAGATGTCGGCGGAGACAGAGCAGAACACCCGGTAGCCATTGAGGTTGATTGCCCCCGTGCCGGAAACAACCAGAGTAGTCCAGTGCATGTCCCGCTGGAGTGTCGTGGTGCCCGACGAGATAACCACCGCGCCGTCAGCGCCCGTGCCAAACAGCGGTGCGCCCGCATAGGGCGATAGCCCCGTGCTGGTCAGCAAAGTTCCAGTGATGGTCTGCGTGGCAGCATTGCCGAGGGCCAAGTTTGCCCGCGCCGTAGCAGCACTGGCAAGATCAACTAGATTATTGCCGGGCAGCAGCCCAGGAGGGAGTTGCATGCCCATTACACAGTCCTCACGGTCACGATTGCAGTAGAGAGGGGAGCGTAAATACGCGCCCGTCCTTTAAAGGACATGTCCGACCATGAGCCGCCCTGGCTTGGTGCGCCTACCCCACCAGCAAGCAACACAGAAGAAATCGTGCCTGCTGTCCCAAGACCATCATCAAGAACGATTTGGATTTGCGCGCCGGAATGGTTAACCACCTCAATGTTTCCACGGGTGGCGTTGACCGGAGCCGTCGCGATCAGCACGTAACCAGCGAGGGGGACAGCCATCGGGTTGGCACTGTAGTCAATGGGAGTTCCGCCCGAATGGAGGACTGCACCAATAGTATTGGTGCCTGCTGGAATACTCTGAGCCAGCGTCACCAGCCCAGAGGTTGCTGAAGAATTGGCGGAGATAGTGATGTTGCCGGTGCCGACTGTGGACACCCGGAGGCGAACACCAGTTCGCGCACCTGTCTCAACGCGGAAGTTTCCGTCCGTGGTGATCGTCGGATAGAGCGTGCTGCCTGCGATACAGTTAACACCAGCCCAGATAGGCACCGCTGCACCGATGTTGTTCGTGGCCTCCAGGGTGAGCGTTGCCCCGCTGGCGGTAAGACCAGAAACGGTGATACCGACCATGTCCTGTGCATTCAGGGCAATGGTGAACGCCGCATTGAGGGTCGCAGCCGGAATGAGTTGGTCGATCAGACGGACATCAGGTGTGGAGACAGTCAGGATGCCCGCGAGCTTTAGGAAAATGCCTTTCAGCACGGACACAATCGAACCTGAACCAGTCGCGTAGGCCGCGTCAGCCGCATTGCCCGTTGCCGCACTGGATGCCGTCGTCTGCGTCGCTATGATGGTGGCGCTGGCATTACCCGATGCCTGCAGAGCAGACGTAGCCTGAGCACCGCTGTTCGTGGCAATCGTTACAAGAGAAACCCCAGCCGGAGCATCAATCACGGCCAGCGTGGCAGCAACCGATACCGGCTGCGTCGCCTGCCAGAACGTGCCAGTGACCGCCATCGCTCTACCAAGGCGGTCGTAGATACCAGATAACCAACCCCTGACGCCGACAGCACCCGTCGGCGCGGTCACTCCGGTCGCGTCAGTGCCATCCAGAGCTGGGGACGCCGCCTGCTTTGCCAGGATTGCAGAGAGAATGACTTGAGATTCACTCTGACCGGACGCTGTCGCAACATTCGCAGCGATCACCGCAAGGGACGCCTCGGAGGCGCTGTCAGTTACGGCTCCACTCGAACCACCACCACCGCCGCCAACGATGCTGACCGGCATCGGGTTAGCCGAACTGATCGGCCTTCCACCTACGTAGATCACCTCAGCGTGCGCTGCTGTGCCGTCCAAGTCGCTCAGATTGTCTGCCATACCAGCCCCCGGTTAGGGCCAGCATGCCGTCACGACCGTTGAACTGGTTTCCGTGCTGCTGCTGCGACATTTGCCTTTGCCGCAGCCTCCGCCCTCGCCTTGGCGATGGTGGCCTCCATGAAGCTGACGAACTCCAGATTCACCCCAGGTTTCACATCCGGCAGCGCCAACCAGCTACCGCGACAATGCGGGTGCTGAACACCAGCAGCGGGCCACCAGCGCTGATTGATTCCGCGCTCCATCAGCATGCCGCCGACGCGCTGGCGCGGTGAGGCGGATCGACCAATGTTCGTCTTGCCCAGCCAGACTTCCGTCTCGCCGTGCTTTTCGCTCGCAGCCGGATCAATGACGGTGAAGGTCTTGCCGTTGATCGACCTGCAGAATTCGCACGCACCGCGATACGCCTCACGCCGCTGCACCTTCGATCCAAACCCCTGCGCGGCGATGAATCCCTGATTGCAACACTCCCCGGCCTCGGTGACTGCGATGCGCCGGAAGTCGCGGTTGAGCTGCCCAAACTCATCGAATAACCGCGTAGCGAGCGCCTTGTATTGGCCCTCCTTCTGGCCAAGAATTTGTGCCTGAACATGTTCGATGATGATGGTCTTCATCTTCGTGCGGGTGGATTCCTTGACGGAACTGATCGCAATCGCAGCCCGTGTTTTAGCGACGTAGAGCACGTCAAGCTCGACCGGCGAGAGCACGCGCGGTGGAATTGCAGCAAATGTCGTCGGCACCAAAGCGGACCAGCCTGCCATCGGGTCGGAGTGCGGTTTATTCTCGGTGCTGGCCGCTTGGATTTTCCCCAGGATCGACGCGCGCACCGTGAGGTATTCGGCCTCGGAATTAATCACATCATCCGGCAGGTATCGCTGAATCAGATAGTCGGCAACCAGCATCCAATCATCCAGCGAGTAGGCCGCTGGGCTCTTGCCCTCCAACCGAGCACGCACGTCCGCAAGCTGCGTTGCATCCCAGCGCAGCCATGGCGCGGACGCCTTGGCCAATTCGCCGATAGGCTCGCCCAGCAGCAACTTACCCATGATATCCTGAATGCGCTGCAGAATAGCCTGAAACCGCTCCGTCACATCCTCCACATGATCAGCCAGCCATGGGTTGTCATGGCGCGCCCAAATCGACGTCGGATCGCCAACAGGGTCTTCCGAGAGTGCCTTGAACAGGTCTTCGAGGCAATTATTGCACTGGTCTTCGGGGACCGCGCCGATATCGATCAGAATCGATTCCATCATGCCCCTGGTGCCCAATCCCGGCCAAGCGGCGTTTTCAGGGGCTCTGCGCTGCCGGATGTGCCCCATGAATAATGCTCTGAGAACGGGTCGCTTTTTGCGGCATGGTCGCGGACATCTCCAACGCGAGACAATGCAGCCTCATGAGAGCCGTAAGGCCCGGCCACAATGTGCCTGCGCGGGCCGTTGATGGCCGACACGTAGAAGTGCTTGGCGGCGCTTCCAGCAGCGGGTGGTGTGCCGTCAACGTGTGGCGACGCCGCCGCCCCGCGCTCCTCCGCCGTCCGCAGCGTGATGGCGTGGCCATCATCGCTGACATTCACGCCAAACGCGCGCTCCATATGATCCAAGACATCACGCGTGGGCGCTTCTGGTGCCTTTTTTAGGCGCGTGGAAGTGTAGGCTGGCACCAGCTTTCCGTCGCGCACATGAGCATGGACTGTGACGGGTTGCGTAAACAGATCACCCGACGCACCGCCTGGGATGATCGACTTGAGGAACAGCAAAACACGACCACCCAAGCTCTTGAGCATGCCGCTATGGCCTGGATCGCGAGTCTTTCTCACCTTCGCCTTGAAGTCTTCCATCGGCATCGATGTGACTTTTCCGATGAATCCAGGATTATCGTAATGCGCGAGATAACCGTCACGCGCCTGTTGCTCATCAGAAAAGCCGAGCATCGCCTTTTGCTCATCCGGCTCGGTAAAGTGCGGTGGCTTCATCGTATCGACCACGTAGGCGTGTGTCGCATCGTCGTGCGGCCCGACATAGCAGTCGTAATGATCGCCATCAGAGCCAAGGGTTTCCTTGATGTATCCGTAATCGTGCTTCATCGTGGTGGACCAGCGATGCCCGCCCTTGGATACACCAGAGCGCACCGAGCCAGCCGGGTTTTCAACAGTGATCGGGAGCCCCTGGAAAGACCGATGCCCCTTGGCATAATTCCCAGCATCAAGTTGCGCCTGCGTCGGTGCCGACTTGAGGAAAATGACAGGCCCCAGCGCCTTGCGCATGCCGCCACCAAGCGGGTCTGGAACCTCGTCGCTGTAGAGGTAGGCCGCAGTCCGGTCGCCCTTGTAGGGCTTCCAGGTTCCGCCATGGAGCACGTCAGTTACGCCGCCCGGCTTGCCTTTGGGGCGGCGGAAGTTTGCCCCCTCGCGATTGCGGAATTCCCATTCGACAGCATCGCCGACGAGCGACTTGGACATCTGTGAGCCCTCGTCTGGTGCCCCCTTGTCGCTGGACGCCTTAGCCCAGGCATCGCCGTAAATCTGCTTGGACTGCTCGAACGCGGCCTGCCAGGACGCGCCATCCTCATCCGACCACTGCTCGCGCGGCTTCGCGTCAATTGTGCGCATGGCCTCATAGGGCTTATGCCCAGCGCCTTTCGCTTCGAGCATGGCTTTTAGGTGCACCTGTACCTCGCCAATGGTTCCATTCTTGAATTTCACCGACAACATGAGATCGCGGTAGCCTTCCGGTAGAGGCTTGTTGAAGCGGTCTTTCGGCTGTTGCGCGAGTTCCATGCCCCCCTTCTGCAGGGCCGATAGCACGTCTTTGATATCACCCATGCTATCAACGGCGATGGAGCACCGAACGACATCCTTGAGTTGCGACCAATCGCCGCCGTAATCGGCCTCCACCTTCTCCGCCGCGCGCTTTTCGCCCTTCAAGGGGGCGATGAACAACATTCCGCCCGGCTTGGACCACTGAATGTCGTCCATCCCCTTGCCCATCGTCTCATAGCCCAACTTGGAGCAAATCCCCTTTCCGCGATTCAGCCAACCCTGCAGCTCATCAAGAGCTTCGGCGGACTTGGTGAACAGCTCCTCCTGAGTATGGAACGGCTGAGACGCCTTGGACGGCAGGTGCGCCAGCTCATCAGCCGAAAACAGAGGGGCTGTTGCCGCCGCAGTGGCGGGCTGATTTTCGGCAGGCGGAGCTGCAGCCGGTGCCGAGCCCGATGCAGACCGGCCAATCAGATGTTCGTGCCGCACCTGATGCTCACGCTCGCCATCGTTCACGGTCACGCCGTCAGCACCGGAGGCCACAATCTTGCCGGTTCCCTGCACGTCGCCGTGCCGGAAATCAACGGTGTCGCCGTGCTTCATACTCGCCGGAGCCGGAGCGTCCTCTGCCCCCGGCTTTTTTTCGCCCGGCTGATCCTTGTTCGTGCGCACCCAATGCTTAGCATGACGCCCCGTGCGGTCGGTGCTCTCTTTCAGAGCGAGGCCGGGCCGGTTGGCAATCCCGCCAACGGCCTTCATGAACAGGATAGGCTGCGGCTTGGGCATGGCGTGTTCCTCGCGTATCACCGCAGCCTTAGCCAGGCGATGCATTCCGTCGATAATCGGGTCATCGTTGGTGGGGTTGGTGGTGGGCTTGGGTTCGTCCGTATCAGCGACGGCCCCAGCCCCGGCCACATACCGGCTATTCCCATCGTCATCGCGCATGATCGCGCCATCAACGCCAGAATCCACCACATCATAGGACTGCAGCATCCGCGACTTATGGCCCAGGAAGGTGTCCCACCCGAGTTGGTGGCGACGCCCCTGGCCGCACTCGCCGGTAAAGCCGTCCTTGCCGGATGACAAAACTTTTAGCGCCACTGCGCCGAGGTGAGGGTGCTGCGCGTAGACGTGATCGCCACGCTCAACGCCGGGCCGCGCTTTGGCCTTGGCCATGTCAGCCCCCAACCGTGAAGATCGTCAACGCCTTACCGAAGTCGCCCGCGCCGCCTTGGATATCATCGCCACCCGATTGCCCGCCGCTACCGGCAGCACCAGCGCCGCCCTGGCCCGCATCCGGATCACCATAGTCGGGCTTCGGATCACCGGGACCGCCACCAAAGGCGCTACCCTGCTCTGGCTGCTCCGGCTCGGGTGCTGGCGCATTGAGCTGCATCGCCGGGCCGACAAGAACGGGATTGAGAGGGAGGCCGCCAATCTTCGGGTCAGGATGAGGCTTGTAGCCCTTCTCAGCCCTCATCTCATCGACCGTCAGAACGAGCTTCTTCGCCTCCCAATCTTTATCGTCATCAGCCTCATCAACCCCAACCCACCGGAAGCACAACTTATCGGTGAATTCGGAAACGATGAAGTCGGAGATAGTCGATTCCAAGAATGTGAGGTTTGGGCGAAGTCCAACATCCTTAGATGCCGTCAATTTTTCGGCTGTGTCATTGCCAGACATACTGGATGACTGCGCGGCGAACGACTCGAAATTAATTTCGTCTGGTGACATGCCGTAAATTGCGCAGACGATGCTCGTCAAGAACGTCATCCACTTTGCGAAGTGCATCTCATTAAATTCTGTGCCGAACGCCTCAAACGCAACCTTCGACGCCGGATCGGTTGCGACCATTACCGGGAGCGCCCACGCGTTATTGACGCCCTTCACCTGAGCATTCCAGTATCGACGGAACGCCGCGAGGTCTTCCTTGCCATAGTCGCCGGAGAGCTGCAGGAGCCCCTTCGGAATGGCGTTGTTATCGAATCCCGCGATATTATAAGTCATCGCGTTCAGAAATCCGGTGACGACGCGCACCAGCAGTTCAGCCTCGCCCATGCCGTAACCGGCCAGACGGACATCCGTGCGTGGGTTGCGCACCTCGTAAATGAGCTGGTCGCGCGTGTAAGCGGTGGCGATCCGACCCTGCAGGGTTTGCAGGGCGTAGATTTCATCGTCGCCATCATACCCCTCTTCGGTGCAGAGGCGGATGGTGGCACCATCGACGGCGTAGAACCCGTCGATTCCAAGCGTGCGATCACGCTTCATCTCGGTTTCGATGGGACACGCATCCATCGTCAGGCTGTCGCGGACGATCTTGGAGACGAAGCTGCGAAAATTGTCCCGCCGCATGGCCTTCCGCTTGCGCGGATTGAACTCCCAGCCGCAGTTGAGAACGAACCGGGAAAGGAGCTTCGCAGACTCCTCCTCGTCCGACGTCATGATGTGTTTGCGATCAACGCTCCGGATTTCAAAGCCCGGCCCGCCGTCCTCGCTGATTTGACAATATCGGCTGATTTGGCGGATGCGCGTCATGATGACGGCGTTTAGGATTGGCGTCTGCTCGACCATCTGCCGGAGCGCATCAAATCCGAGCGGCCCAGGCTTCTCGTATGTATCGCCACTCACCAGGATTTGGAGGTTATCGACATAGACGGATCGCATGCCGCGTTCGAGCGTGGGCCGCTGATGCCCACCAAATGGCACCGTCATAATTTGCTGCGCTTTCCGCATATCAGCGTCGGCGAAGTCGGACTGAATCATGTCAATCACGGGCTGGATGGCCGATGACGGAATCAATTCAGATGCCAGCGGACGGTATCCGCGTTGGAGTTCTGCGTTGGCGTCAAAGCGCTCATCGGCAGGGGCGCGGGGGTCAGAAGCGACTGAGCGTGCAGTGTCCATGCCGCGAACATGCCGTCACGACCGCCCAAGGCGGTCTGTGCAGGGGGAATGTGGAGGGTGGGTGCGGGGCCGGGAGTTGAACCCAGAAACAGACGGGGGATGAACCCGACTTGGCGACCTGCCTCCCCGCCCTCTCACCCTGCCATCACGACCATCGACGCACCCACCCACCTATGCAGATGGGTCCGACGATATGTAGATCGAACACGCGGCGTCCCGCGCAGCCACGCTGAACATGCGCTCGCTGCACTTCCCTTCGGCGAAGGCGTAGCAGCTCCCACAGGTGCCGTGGGGAGCGTCTGTCATCATGCCCACGACCTCAGCCGGGAGGCCGGGCATGCTTTCGATGGCCTTCTGAGTTGAGCCCATCTGCGCAGGTGTCGGCATGATGAATGATCCTGTTCCGTGAGCCCGGCACCACGCGGCAAATCCCATCATCAGGGAGAAGCTAAAGTGCGGATCGATGCCGATTTTGACGACGCGGCGGCGCAGCTTGTGCTCCTCCTCATCCTGCTCCGTCACCAGAGCTGTACGGGTGAAGTGCTCGAACAGCACTTTTGAGAGAAGCGTGACCGTCTGGCGCTGCCCCTTGACGACGATTTCCTGAGAGAGCCCGTTCGGGTCTGGCATCAGCAGGTTGGCCGACGTGATGCGGGCGAATGCCCAGCTCATCATTTTATATTGGTCAAGCGAAACGGTGTAGCGGTCCCGGTGCACGGCATCAGTTTTGCGGTCAGCCTTCGAAAGCGTGGCATCCCCCCACTGCAGCATATCGTCGTCGATCACCTTATAGCTGGCGACCAGGAACACACGTCCAGCATGCCGACTCGCGAACTGCTTTGCAGAGTCGTAATTTGGAAGCTGCTCACATACGCAAACCGCAACGCGATAATCGCGCATTATTTCGTCAAGCCTTGCCCACGGATTTAGAGCGTGGATTTGCTCGGCATGAATTAGGATTGGCCGACCATCCGGCGCGCGTTCCAGCACGACGGCACAGGCAAATCCGCCCATGTTGTCGATGCCCATAAACGCCTGCCCGGAGGATTTCTTCCACGTCACCCCGGCTGCTTTTCCCGCCGCGACGCAGGCGTTGAGGTGTTCAAGCGTCACCGGCACCTGCGATGGATCGGTGAACGGCTTTCCGAGCTTTCGATTATAGAAATTCTTCATGTCGGAAGCGTTGTGATACGACTCGATCATCTCGCGGGCGCTGATGGTGGGCGACAGGAACTGCGGGTAATGGACGCTCTCAATGCGCGCCGAGGGCACTTTGGCGATCCACTTACCTTGCTGCGGGTCTTCAATCCACGCCTTGCAGGCCGTGCACTGGTATCGCCAGTCATCCATGTCATCGTCGTAGGCAATGCAATCAGGAAAATGCTCATCCAGCACCGACGATTGGCCGCAGGCAGCGCAGGCTGTGTGGAATTGGTGCTGCGTGCCTTTTTTGAACCAAAAATTGATATCTGCATCCGGCCAATTGGCCGTGCTTCCCATGAGGGTGAACTTCACCTTTGAGGCGGACAGGCGCTCTCTCGTCTTCTCCATGCTCTCGATGGTCATTTCCTGCACCTCATCAAAGGACAGGATGTCCATCGGCATTGATTCCGTCGTGGCCTTGCCGCTCGTCCACAGGAAGTAGAGGTTGGAATCGCCTATCTGCCGGGCCATGACGTTGCCCTCGCCGGTCTTGCGCCGACCTGTGCTGGCGTCCTCAACCATCAGTTTTTTGTAGGCATCCGGAACCGTGCGCAAGATCGGCATGAAGCGCACCGTGCTCTTGAGCTGCGCGAGCTTCATGTCGGGCAGATACATGCCGATTTTGCAGGGCTCGAATTTTAAGGCCCAGAATATGGTTGCCAGCATCTCCATGACGGTGAATCCCACCTGCGCGCATTTCTGCATCACGACGGTGCGGCCCTTCGCCTCTTCGACGGTGCTGGGTATCAGGTCGTAGATGTGCCACATGGAAGGACGGTTTTGGAGCGTGAACGGGATACCGTCCACCCGCAGGCCGCGCCGCCCCAGGTCTTCGCACCACTCACGGAATGTCACATGAGCGGCAATCGATCCCACATGATCGAACCCGCATTCAATGGCGAAATCACGGAGCTGCCGCCGCCCTATGGTGGCGAGCTGCGCGGACAGGATATCGACGCCCACGTCAGCCGTCCCAACGGTCAAAGCAGGCGTTCAGCCGGGCAACAACGCGCTGCCCGAGCTGCGGCGACTCCTCGCGCAAGCAATCCACAACCTCTTGCATGAACCGCTCAACTTTGGCCGAATTGTTGATTGACTCGCTGATCTTCGCCGCCGTCTCCATAAGCCTGCGCAAGTGGTCGATGGCCTGCAGAAGCAGGCGCGGATTTCGGACGCCGCCCGCGTCATTATGAGCTGATTTCAGAACCTTCGAGCAGGCAGTCACCAGCTCCTTGAGCTGATCCATGACGGCCAAATGGCTGTGACCTCCCCGAATTCCCATCTCGACGGCGATCATGTCCTGCACGGTCGGAAGACTGGCGACCAGCACGTCAATGGATTCATCCGGCGCAAGCTCCCCGACCGCCTCAAACAATGGAGAGCTGGCAGGAGGCCGGATGATGGCCATCCTGGCATCGCCCAAATCACGCATGTCCTTGATGATCCGGTAGACAAGCGACCGACTGCACCCGCGCTCCACGAACCGCTTGGCGATGGCTGGCTGGTCAATGCCGTCGGGACCGTGCTTGGCAATTTCGCTGAGGACGTATTCCTCCACCTCAGTGCGGATCGAAATAGCGGTCTTGGCCTGCACGACAACAGGCTTTTTCTTGGCCATTTAGAGAACCCCACCCTTCCGAAGCGCGGCGGCAAATCCGGTCACGTCTGGAAGCCACGCCCCATAACGCTCGACCACGGCGTTGAACTCCTCCAGGTCATGAGAGCGGAGCGCCCAGATGGGATTGCCGTCTCCATCAAATTTCAATTCGCCATCACGATCCACCGCATGAATTGCGTGGCACATTTCGTGGAACACCAGCGCCTCGCGCTGCAGGGGCGACGCCTGAACCCACCATGTGCTGTCCAGCAGCATGATGAAGTCCGGTAGGCCATCACACACCCTGGCGAGCAACCACGTCCCCACCTGCCCCAGCGGGCCGGAGAAGCGCGGGAGCGTCATTTCGCCCAAGATAGACTTACCGCCCTTTTCCTTGGGCATTTCGCGCATGAGGAAGAGCATCTTCGCCTCGCCCGCGCGTAGGTGCACGAAGGCTCCCTCATTGAGCACCAGCCGCTGCGCGATTTCCTGCGGCCCGAACTCGCCTTCCTGAGCCATGGAAAACAGGTCTTCCGGCCCGATGGGCGCTCCCTCAAATCCGGGTCCGTCAATTCCGTCCATCACAAGAAAGCCCGCCATGCTGCATCTTCACACCATGACATCACGAAATTAACCCGGCCCAGAAAGCGCCATAAAACGCTGGCAGGCGGGGTCTTTGGGCCGCACGTCCGTTCCAGCGGACTGCCCCCACTTGGCGCGATTCAGGAGGCATTTGTGTAACTTCTGAATGCCGTTGGTGTAGTGCGCGCAGGTGCCACAGCTCTGCCCGACCGGCCCCGCGCCGGGCTGGCCAATGTGGCCCTTCTTGGGTGTCGAATATCGGTTCGCGTTCGGCAGAACCATCAAGTCGGGGGCGCGGCTCATTTAATTTCTTCCTGTTCGGTGTCCAAATACGCAGCGATTACTTCCGCTGCGAGGACTGTGTTGATGGC